GTTGGAATTGTTAATTCTATTTTCATTCTGTTTTGTTTTAGTTATTAATAAACATTTTTGTTTATTGTATTAAGTGTCCGTTATTTAACACAATATGCCTTGTTTTGTGTGTAATAACAATCATTAATGCGTTATAAAGCATTTAGCGTTGGTAAATACAAGCATCTATACGTTTGTGCATATAATAATGTACTATAAAGCATTTTTATACGTAATAGCATATACTATACCCGATATGATATAATTTATATGTTTTTAAATATAATTATACCCTATAAGGTATAAACAAAAAAAGGCAGCCATTTCTGACCACCTCTTTAACCAACTTATTTAAAACTTAATCTTCATCTGCTCGTTCACATTGTTTATCACAATATGTTTTTTCACAAGCTGCTCCACAATACCTGCATTCATTTTCAGGATATTCGTTTTGATAATCGTAGTATTCCATAGTATTATTTATTTTTAATTTGCTTTTCTTTTATCTTGTAATTTTTCCAATCTAAACAAATAGGATAACTTGGATGTGCTTTTGCATTTATATCATAATGTTTAAATAGCTCTCTTCTATGTTCAAGCATCCATATAAAATATCTCATTTCTTGAATCAAGTATTTTACTTTATGTGTTTGATTTGGCAAATCAATTAATCTTCTCCATTTTAAAATGTATCTTTTATGCCAATCTTTATAATAATTATAATCTTCTATCATTGTTCATTATTGTTAGTTGTTCATTGTCAATGAACGTTGTTAAAAAATGAACAGCCCTGTTAAAGGCTGTCATTATAATCATCTGCGAAATCAGATGCTTTGTCCAAATTGATAGACTTAAATACCACTTCGGTATCTTTGTCTTTTCGAGTGATATTTAACATATCTTGCTCGTCAACAACATAAGCAGAAGAACCATCGAAAATAACATAATGTAAAGCCATAAGTGAAATGTGTTAAGATAAAAACTTCGTTGTTGTTATCTGAGTACAAATATACATCAGTTATTAACAATCAAAAACTATTTACAGATTTTAACATTTTTTTAACTTTTGTTTAACCTTTTCAATTATACGTTCAAATAGTCCTGTGCTACTTTATACATCTGCTGCATCTTTTTAATCTCACCAATGTTTCTTGGTAAGTTAATTACTACTTCAACACCTTTGATGTGATGAATGTAGCATTGAATAGTTGCTATGATTTGTCCGTAACTCATAAATTTACCCTTGTTTAATTAATAGACGTAATAAGTACCTTTGTTTGGATTTTCTAATTGATATGATACAATATACCTTAAAGCATCTATTAAGTGATTATGATTGTCTATAGGTGTATTAGATTTCTTTTCTAACCAACAATAGTTATTCAGTTCCCTGATTAAGTTAATTGATTCAGGTGTAATTATCAAATCGTAATCTTGTAGTAAAGCAATTCCAAATGTAACAGAACCTTGACCTTTAATTGCAGGTACTATATTTAACCCTGCAGTTTGTAATTCAGATATTAATCTTGGTTCTGCAGAATCAGCTACTATTAAACTATCTAAACAGTGTTGTTTGTTTAATTGGTAAATTTGTGATGTAGTTAATGCAGGTAGATAATACCTTTCATTTATGTATATCTTTTTGTTTGCACTATCTATGTTACATTCTACCAATGTAGTTGGATCGTTACTAAAACCAAAATCTTGACCAAATGCAGAAGCACCTACTTGTTTGTATTCACCTATAGTCCAATTGTTAAAGATTACACCTTCAGCTTTATCTAACCATCCACCAAGTATTTGATGCTTGTACTTTTCAGGCCTTCTTTGCTTAATGTTTTCTATTTGACTTATAAAAGATTCTGATAAGTTGTCTATGTTATCTAAATAGGTTGTGTGAATGTAAGTAGTATCACCTTTGATTAAATTAGCACCTGCTTGTATTCCTTTATCTTCAAAGAACTTCTTGTATATAAAGTGTTCTTTTGTTGCAGGATTCAATACAAGTAGCACTCTATTCTGTACACCTTTTGTTCTAATACTGAAGTCTATCTTTTCAAACACTTCTTCATCTGTTAGTTCTTCTGCTTCATCCAATACCCAAGTAGTTACACCCGCCAAAGATTTAAGTGAAGCTGTTTGTGTTCCACTGCTTGTTTTTATCCCTTTGAATAGGATTTTAGACCCTGTTTTTAGATTTACTATTTCGTCCTTCGTAATATAAAAATCGTTGCTTAAATCGGCTGATTCTATCTTGTCTATAAATTCAGGAATGATAGATACATTTGCAGAAGTTAAAGTGTAACGTGTAAATAGTATCACGTGTCCTACTTCATAAGTTAACAACAATAGGAACGAGTTCAAAGAATATGATTTCCCTGAACCCCTTCCGCCTGTTATTACAAAGTACCTACTATCTGATCCGAGTAGATTGTATTTGTTATTTAGACTTATCAATTTTAAATATATCTTTTATATTGAAGTCGTTAATATTGTGTGTAGTTTCAACTATTTCTTTTGGTTTACCGAATATGTGTTCAGCAATAAATAATTGACCTCTTTGTGATTCCATTAAAGTACCTTTGACAAAAGCAATCTTTGTTTCATCTTCAGTATCTTTGTTGTATAGTTCTTTTAAAGCTTGGATGAAAATATTGTTTACCTTTTGTTCTTCAACTTTAGATTTTCTACCTGCAGTTTTATGACCACCGTTGTTTCTTCTTTTATCTTCCATATTTAAAAAAGTTATTATTATTAATTCTATAATAACTATTTCTTATAGTTGTTAAATGTTTTGTTATAGTATTGTTCTGAGTTTTTTCTTATTGTGTCATTTATATGATGTTCATACTCATCGTCAACTCCATCAACCCAAGCATCCATAATATGTCGCTTTTCTAAATCTTTAGCTTGGCTAATTTCATTTGCGTAACTAATTAAAAAATCATTATTTCCAAAATCATTATTTAATTTATCTGCTAACCATTCTACTGCTGTTTGTTTCATAATTAATGATTTATAAATTCGTATTCATCTTTGTATTTCTGTAATCCGTTTGGCTTGTTATTTAAAGCTAAAGATAATGAAGAACGATTGATTCCTGTTTCCCTACATAGTTGAATCATACCGCTAAATACTTTACCATCTGATTTGCGTATGATAGGTTTCATTCTATGTTGTTGTTCTTTTTGCATCTTAACACTTTTATCAGATAGTCCTATGTAATCGTATTGGTTCTTTCTATTGTGGTATTTGTTACCTTGTTTAATTTGATTTAGATTATAATAGTCTATTGCTTCCCATTTAGGTTTTGGTAAGTCCCAAAGGTAAGATGTGTTGTCGCTTCTTAAAATTTCTATTATGGCTGTTATCTTCATAATTTTTCAATTTCTTGTTTAACTTTTTGTTCTTCATCAATTAATTTTTGTAAAAATTTTAAATAAAAATTTCCATCATTAATAACTCTACTACCTTGAAAATGTATAAGCATTTCTCTAAGTGAATGATATTCGTTTTCAACTGCTATTAATGCACATTGTTTAGCTTCTCTATAATCTATTGTATTTTCTAATTCTACAGAAAATAAATGATAATATTTACATACTAACTCTTTTGACTTTTCTTTTAGTTTCATAATCCTTTTTCTTTTTTAAATTGTTTTAACATTTTTTTTGACGACTTATATTTCCAATTTGGATTAGCATAATATTCGTTAATAATCCAATCTATAACCTTTATTGTAAAATCTTCAGATATTTCTTTACATTTTTTAGCTTGATAAAAAGGTCTATTTAATTTAGGTGTAGCAGTATCTAATTGTTTTTTAAACTTTTCTTTTAGTTTCATAATCTTATATTTTTATTCATTGAATAGAATGCTTCTAATCGTAAAGTAATCAACTCGTGTTGTTCAGTTCCTTTAGTAGCTTCTAATAGGTTGTTAAGGTTTTCTATTATCTTGTATTCGTATCTTGGAGCATTGAGTTGCTTTTCCAAGTCGTGTAACTTTTGTTTAAAAATATCTTCTTGTGATAGTTCTTGTTCTACTTCACCACCCAATAATTTTAGTATTAGATTCTTGCAGTCTAATATCTTGGTATTGTAGTTTTCGTACAAAGGGAAATTCTTTAATGCGTGTACAACTGTAGCGTGATTCATATCGAAGTCTGCAGCTATTGATTGTAAACTTCTTTTAGTGTATATCTTTCTTACTAAATAGAAGTATAATGCTCTTGCTTCAATTATTTCTCGTTTCCTGCTTTGTTCAGATATATCTACTCTTAATTCTTTTAGGATTAATTCTTTTATTTTATTTTCCATTTAAAAAAGTTTTTGTTGGTTTGTATGATTTGTTATTCTTTCTATTGCTTTGTCGTAATACTCTTTGTCTAATTCACAAGCAGTCAATTCAAATCCGTAGTCGTGGCAAGCTATTGCTATTGAACCTGAACCTAAATGCGTGTCAAGTATTTTGTCACCTTCTTTAGCTAATGTATCTAAAACCCAATTGTATAATCTTATTGGTTTTTGTGTTGGGTGAAATCTAAAGCCTTGATTTGCATTTATATTTAAATCAAGTATTCTTGTATTTTTATCAAATGAAGTCCAAGCCATTTCTCCATCAGCAAAAGTATTTCCGTGAATTGTTTTATCCCAAATCATCCAACATCTTGAAGGGTATAAAAACTCAGTAAAATAATTACCACCCCATATAACCTGATTTTTTGAAACACGAATTAATTCATCAAAATATTCTTTTGGTGGTATATTGTTATCCCAATCTTTTTTTTCATAAGTATTGTATTGTCTTGTTCCACCGTGCATTTTTATTCCGTAAGGTGGGTCTACAATAGCCAAGTCAAAATAGTTATCAGTGTAACGTGCCATCAATAGCATATTATCTTCGTTCGTTATTGTTATTTTATCTGTTATTTTCATATTTTTTAAATTTTAAAATGTACTTCTTCTATTGCATTAGGATATAAAATAATCCTTTTATTTGGTTTGTCTTCATCTCCAAGTGATAATCCTTTTTTCAAAACATAGCATTGATGAATTGAACAAAAATAATCAATTTGAAATCTACCTAAAGTAAGTTTTTTTATTTTGCAAATAGGAATATTGCCAAAATATTTAGATTCATCTTTAACTCCTGATTTTTGAGCTATAAATGTTTTATTTTTTGTTTTTATATAGTCTATTTTCATTACAATATTCCTCTTAATACATATTGGTTTAAATCTACTGCTTCATTCTGAAAGAAGTATTTGTAATTAGCAATACCTTGTTCAAGTTTGTCTTTACCTTTTTGGTAGAAGTCATCACTACATTCAAATATTCCAATGTCTAAACTTCCTTTGTCTATACATACAAAAACAAATTCATCTACTCCAAACATTTCTTTGTATAAGTATGCTTGTAAGTCGTAACTATATTTGTCTGCTGAATATCTAAATTCATTTAATCCTGTAGTAGTTTTTAAGTCTATTATTTGGTTTTCTCTTAAAATATCTGCTTTGGCTCTAAATGGTATTCCATCTATCATTGCTATTTCAGGTATCTCAAATTCTGCACCCATAAAGTATGCAGTAGCTTCATTGTTCTTTAGGATTGCATCAGCTAATCTTTCCGCATCTCTTAACTCATTTGTAGTATATACGTTCTGTTTTTCTTCTACTGCAAGTTTGTATTCTTTTGCTGCTTTAGTTTTACACTCTACAAAGGTAAAGTCATCTATCTTATTAGGTTCTAATATCAATGTGTGGAATAGTTTTCCATCTCTTAATGGTTGCGTTTCTGCTTGTCCATACTTTGTAACGTATTTATATGTTTTAGGGCTTTTAAGCACCATTTTAAGACTTGAAGATGATAATGCTTGTTTACCCAAGTAACCATAGTAAAAGTCATCATCATACATATTATCTAACAGTTCTTGTTTGTCCCAAATCTTGTTATCTAATGTTCTAATTTTTTCTTGCATCTTGTATAATTAAGTCGTAAATGTAATAGTGTGTTTGTATATCTCTTTCTGTTGAATCTACCATTGACATAAATTGGTCATCATTTACTTGTCCGTTGAAGTATTCGTGGTATATCCATTGCAAGTCACGTTCGAGTGCTTGTATCTTGCTAAATATCTTTATTGTTGCGTCTTCATTCATTATCTTGTTCAAGGTTTAGGATTACATCTATTTCGTTTGTAAAGTATGCTGATTGCATCCAATCGTGTTCTAAAGCTGATAGAACTGCTTTTAGTTTAAGTGCTGCGTAATCGTTTTCTAATGTTTCTAAAACGTAGATTACATTTTCTAATTCTGTTTTGATTTCTTGCTTTGTCATAGTGT